GTTCACCTCAGCATCGGGTCCTGAAACTAAAGAAATATCACGATAGAATCCAGAAGCCTGTAACTTTACGACATCGTTTTCTGCCATCTTAATAACATGAGTAATACGGTTACATGACTCTAACTCTGTTGTGTAATACGGCACTATTAAATCTTCAGGCGCAACAAATTTTGCTATGGCACGACCTAAATTATCATCATAATAAACTTTTTTGAAAGCAGAACCTGCAAGTGGTAAATAAAATAATAATTGATCTAATTCTTCATCGTACTCTTCCATCTTATGTACGATTTGATAATTCATAAATTCTTTGACTCTTTGCGCTTGTGCTTCGATTTCTGAATTGTATAAACCTACTACTGAAGTTTTTACTGGACCATTAGCTGGCAATAATTCTTTGTAAGCTTGTGCTTGGAATTGGGTCACAGCTTCACCTAACAAAGGATGTATGACACCAGAAGCACCCTCGAAAGGTTCTGATCTATCATCATCAAACTTCATACCTAAGTACTTTAAGCCGTCCGTATAAGTTTTTTCCCAATCTTCTCTCGAAGATTTATCTTTCTCAATACTAGCTAGCAAATCGCTTGCTATCATATTTAGCGTACTTTCATCTAAAACTTCTGCTAAGTTATCTGCACTCATATCAGGTCTAGGTGGTTCTCTCATAACCGCAGATCCGTCCGGCATTATTTCAAAATCGTCTTCTGCTATTTCATCTGCAAGCTCAAAAACTTCTTGTGCTTCTAATTCTAGTTCTGAGGTAGGTTTGTCGGGATTGACTGCTTCTATAGATTTGTCGATAGCCATTAGTGTACACGCTCCACTTCTAATAAATCAATGAGCGGGAATAATTCTCCCACCAACTTTAAATTTAAATCTTGTGCTTGGGCATTAGCTTCATTGAGATTATTAGCACATATCAAAGGCCCATCTTGAGTCACACCATCTTTAATATATTCCGTCAAATAAAATTGTAACATGCTAATAATATACTCTTTTTATTGGGGCTTTGTCTTCATCTTCATAATCTGATCCCAAAGAAATCAAACCACCTTCACGGAAGCGCATCAAAGCTTGAGTCATTGTATCACACAAATCATCGTGTGCACCAAACGGAAAAGCGGCACACTCCTCAATCATCTCTTCAGCAAAACCTTTAGTGGGTGCCCAAACCAAACCAGACTCAAACATCGGGGCTACCGCATGCATACGGGAGTGTTTATCGTGTCCTCTAGTTGGTGAATAATTAACGACCGGTATCCCTAACCTTCTAAGTTCATGTGTCAAGGGTGTACCTGAAGCTTTTGCTTCAATTAAAACCATATCCGGGTCCCAATATCGGTATTCTTCTTGCGCTATTTTTTTAAGATCAGGGAAATCCCAACGCCCTTTTTGACAATCCAAAAGTATAATTGAATCAGGGGCATCATCAGATGGCCTAAACACACCCCAAGTAGAAATGGCACTGAAGTCGGCGGACTGTTTTTTTGAAAAGGCCGTATCATAAGATTGTATTATATATTGGACACCAGGCAAAGTATCGTGTTGCCATTCGTTCCACCACTCTCTTTTTATAATTGAACCCTCTTCAGCAGTCGGGGTTTGCATCCACTGGGCGTTCCATTTAATACTAGGTAATGAAGCCTTAACCCCTAATAGTTCTTCTTTTGACCAAAACTCAGGCCACAAAGGATTTTCACTTTCAGGAAAAATAGCAGGGAACTCAACAATATCCCACTGATCGGCTAGCGGTTCTTTTTGTGCATCCAACAATTTTTGCGTCAAATCAATATTGTTCCATCTAGTCATGACCAAAACGATTGCCCCTTTCGGTTGCAAACGCTGTCGTGGTCCAGAAGTGTACCATTCCCAACAAGACTCCATAGCTGAAGCGGATAAAGCATCTTGTTCAGAATGGGGATCATCTATTATCAAAAGATCCGCACCTCGTCCCGTAATGGCTCCACCGACACCAGCAGCGAAATACTCGCCCCCTTTGTTTGTTTCCCAACGGCCAGCAGACTTTGAATCTGCTGATAGAGTCACATCAGGAAAAACATTTTTGTATTCGTTAGAATCCATCATGTTACGAACTTTACGACCGAAACGCACAGCAAGCTCACCAGTATGTGTGGTTTGCATAATTTTTTTATTAGGAAACTTACCCATAATCCAAGCAGGAAAGTAGGTGGATGCAAACTCAGACTTAGTGTGTCGAGGTGGCATATTGACAATCAAACGATTAATTTTGCCGTTAGCAATATCCTCCAGTTTTTGCGCAAATATTTTATGATGGCGACCACAAATGAATTCAGGCCAAATATGATCAATAAACTCCATAAAGCTGTTTTGACAACTTTCTTGTTTGTTTAGTAAATTAAGTCGCTCTTTGAGCAGCAGCGCCTCTTTGAGCTCGGCATCTGATAAGCTGTCGTATTGCATTATTTAGTTAATTCTGCGATTTTTTTATCTATATCCATAATTTGACCTTCTATAGTTTGTCGTTCTGCTATTAATTTATTTCTTTTTCTATCTGCAACTTTACCGGTAGCATCAGATAATCTATTAATTTCATCCTCTAATTTTTGTGTCTCGGCAATTTTTTCAGTCTTTAGATCTTTTAGTTTTTGATGTTTTTTAAAGCCTTCTGGCCCTAATTTTTTTTGTAAAGCTTTCTTTTGTCCAAAAACTTTATCTAAAAGTTCTTGACCTTTATCTATTTTTTTAATTTTGGCTAAGGGAGCAAGGGGTCCTAGACCTAAAGACAAATAATCTAATGGATCACTTGGATCAAAAAACAAATCGGTTACATCCCTGATAGTGACATCAGGTTTTTTTTTTCCATATCAGAGCTTTCCATTTCGTTCAACATGCCCTGCATAAGTAAATTATCTGTAGCTGTCATGTTTGGTTGATTTAACATTTCTTGGACAGCAGCTTTAAAAAATGGTTTTTGATTTTCCGGTAGAGATTCTTGTAGTTCTCGCAAAGCGTTTAAAGTATTTTGATAGTTCAGCATATCGGCATCAACACCTGAAGGCATAGTTATGTCTATCAAAGATTTAGCTTTAACAGCATTTTCGATACCTAAAAGACGATCTAAATCAGATTGTGTTCTAGCAGGATCTCCACCCCCTTGCATTTTAATTACACCTCTACCCATCAAAATATCTTTTTGGGTTATTTTGCCATCACCACTTAAATCAGGAAAGTCAGAAGAATCAGCATCACCACCTTTAGCGAAAGGAGTAGCTAATTTACCTAACCCTGCACTCAAGGCAGAATTTGGTGCAACTAAATTACTAATACTAGAGGCTAATTGTAGGGGTGCGGTTTTGGCTTTGTAAGCGCCTCGAGCTGCACTTTTTACTAAATCCTTAATACCTACTTTTTTTTTTGAGCTAACGCTTCCACCAGTAGAATACATACCAACAACTGTTTTTGCTGGTTGGTTAGGAGATAGATAATTAGGCATACCCATACCTGAGCCAAACGCAGGTTTTGGCAACGGAGCTGAGCCCCTTGGTGGCATACTTGGTGCTGGTCCCAATACAGGCGGTTGTTTTGGTAATTCACCTGGCGGCATAATATCTGAACGAGGTGGATTGACACCTGGTACTACAGGATTCCTAGTGTCACCTAAAAATAAATCCATATCTATAGGAGCAGGCTCAGGAACTGGACCTACGCCTGGTATGGTAGTACTAGTTGGTGGGACAACTGGTAGTGGGAAAACACCTGGTAAAACCGGACCGCCTACTCTTATCGGTTGAGGTCCTCTATCAATACCACCAGGAGGTATAGGTATCGGACCACTAGTAAAACCACTACCTGGTATAGGAGGTAATGGTGTAGGTAGAGGCATCGGAGCTCTAGAAGTTTGTCCTCGTGTTTGATTGTAATAATCTTGTGCGCCTGGGTTAGCATCAAAATAAGCTTTTAGATCGTTTAAAAAACGCATTCTTGTGGAAGAACCTGTTTCTTGTTGACCAGTCAGCGGATTAATAAACATCTGCATATCGCTTGTCTCTATTGCCGGCATCTGAGGCATATCAGGAAAAGGATTTAAAGGCTCATCTGTCAACTGATCGTCGCCCATACCTGGCATCAAACCTGGTAGTAAAGGAGTAGGGGACTGTCTTAACCTATTCAGGAAATTAATATTATTGAGATCTACAGGATTCGACATGAAACCCCTACTAAAACCTAAACGACCACTAGGATTGAATAAACCTCGACGATCACGTTGATTACGTAGAAATTTGCCAAAAAATCCACCGAGCCCAGGACGTCTGGCCATACCTCTA